ATAATGGTTCAGGAACAAACGCAACCGTTCAATCGGGGGTAACATATAGTGGAACAACTTTAACGGCTCCAACAGGTTCATTTAGTAATGTAATTGTAAACGGACAACCAACAACTTATGGTAATGTAAATGGTAGTTATTTGTTCGCTTCAAACAATGCTGATCAAGGTAGTATTGGTAATGGTACAGCGGTAATTTTCCAATCATCAAACGCTTCAAATGGTTCTTTAATTACAAAAGGTTCAAATACCCAAGTTACTTTAACCGCAGGTAATACCTATAAAATGGAAGCCATTGTTAGAAGATTTCAATCATCTAGTACTTGGGGCACTTTTAAATGGTATGATGTAACGAATAGTGCTTATGTTGGTGTAGAGGCATTTGGTGAAACGGTAACAAGTCCCGCTTCCGTAGCATCAACGGGAATTGCAACTTATTATGTAACTCCATCGGTTAATACAACATATGAATTAAGACAAACAACATCAAATACAATTACAGTTAGTGGTGGATATGCTAGTTATGAGATTACACAACTAAACCCATCAATTGCAATTCAATCAACCGCAACGGGAACGATGAATACTAATTTCATTAAATACACAAGGACGGCATCACAATCTGTATCCGCAAATAGTGTTGTAATTTGTAATGTTTTAGAAGCTAGTTCAGGTAATGTTATATCTCCTAATACAACAACAGGACAAATTACATTAACAAGTGGTAAAACATATAGATTGAGAGGAACAGTTGGAACAATAGTAGGTGCTACCGCCGCTTCATATATTGGATATGGTTGGTATAATGAAACAACAAGTGCTTGGATAGGTGAAGGAGCTCAAATAATAAGTCCATCATCTTTAAACTATAATGTGAGTAATGGTGGTACTGCGGAAGTAGTCATTACTACAAATGCATCTACAGTAGTTTCATTGAGAGTGATATCTGTAACAAATGTAACAAGTATAGGTGGAAATCAATCTGATTTTACAGGAACTTACGCAAATCCTTGGATTGATATTGAAGAGATGGGTTCAACATTTGCACTAACATCAATCAGTGGTTTAACAACAACAAGTGATGTGAATGTCGGTGGAAACTTAACTCTTACAGGTAGTTTTCAAGGTGTTGAACCATCATACACATTTGCAGATGATAGTGCTAGTGCAAGTTGGTATTTGTTAGGAACTTGGAATACGGTACAAAGTGGACAAATGTTATATATGAGAATTATATCACACTACGGATACAACGGAGTTGCAAATCAAAATCAAATTACAGAATTGACTTGGGCGGCTTCAAATGGTACAGCAACATATAGCGGTTCAACAGGTTTAATGTATGGTGCGGGACAAGCTTGTGCTAATTCAAGACTCGGTACTGGCGGTGGTAGTTATAGTTCACCAAGTTCATTTAGAATGGTGCAGGTATCACAAACACAATATCAAGTTTATGGATATTTTGGATCATATACTCGTGGTAGTAGTTATACAGTACAAACAAGTAATCTTTGTAGTTGGGTTCATTCTGGTTTACTGGTAAGTGCTCCAAGTGGTAATTATATAGCAATTAGTATATCAACATATTAAAAAAAACAAAATAGACAGAAAATAAAAGTATTTATATAACATAATGGCAACAACAAGACCCTTCGCATACAACACAGGTTCCACCATAAATGGAACAACACAAATTGGAAACATCGCAATAGGAGTATCATATCAAGATTATTCACAAAATCCAGGTGGAGTTAAATGGTGGATGGGACCTGATGAAGAGGTAGGTTATGTTGTTGTTAATGAAGTACCACCGGGAGATCACCCAACACCGGTTGAAGTTGACTCATATCTTAACTTTTGGAGATCAAAAAGTTTATCAGACCAATCTTTTTTGGATTTACTAAATTCAATACCTGTTACAGTTGGGTCAAGACCTTTTACAAATGTAAACGATGCACAAACTTGGTTAAGTAATAACGGACATTGGACATCTTATGGTAGTGTTACACCAACACCTACACCAACATCAGGAGTAATACCAACTGCCACACCAACCCCAACTGTTACTCCAACACCAACACCAACTAATACAGTTACACCTACCAATACATCTACCACAACACCAACTCCAACACCGAGTGTAACAACAACGGCGACTAATACACCAACACCTACACCAACAACAACACCTACAAGCGCAGGTGGAGGGGTAGGAGTGGGATCTTGGTTTTTCTATAGTGATGAGGGTATTATGGATGCAGGACCACCAAATGCAAATGGTAACGCATTATTTTTGATTAACTCAGGAGGTCCTACAACAGAAACATATAATCCTAATAAAGTTACTGGTTTATATATTTATTTTTCTGTAAAAGATAGTGTAGGTACCGATTATACATCACAATTTAGTGGATACACAGGTGGAACAGGAACAATTACAATATCACAAAATGATGATACTGCAACATATACAAGTACAACAGGTGGTTCATTTATGATTCAAAATGCTGGCGGAGGTAATAGTTTCTTTATGATTACAACCGCAGCTTGTACACAAACAAAAACATCAAACGCACCATTTGTTTCTGGTACAACAATATCTATAATATTTGGTAACGCACCAAGTGTAACACCAACACCATCATCTACGTCGGTAACACCAACACCCACACCCACCAATACACCAACACCAAGTATTACACCAACAAATACACCTACACCATCAGCAACATCAGTCACACCAACACCTACAGCAACAAATACACCAACACCAACTATAACATCATCAACTACACCAACAAACACACCAACACCAACGATAACTCCATCGGCAACATCAATGCCGACTAATATAATCGTTGCCGCGGGTGGTGTAAACGTATTAAGTTATTCATATGATGGTGGAAGTAATTGGACAAATTCATCTAATGGTGCCACATTCATAACTCAACCAGCTTTCGCTGTGGCAACTGATGGAAATATGTTCGTTGCGGGTGGTACGGCAGGTGGAGGTAACTCAAATTATTTACTTTGGTCTTATGATGGAAATGTTTGGTCTGGATCAACAAATGGTAATTCAGTTTTTAACTCACAAGTAAGAGGTATAGCATATGGTGGTGATAAATGGGTGGCGGTTGGTATTGCTTCAGGTGCAGCTAAAATTGCCTATTCGTATGATGGTAAAACATGGTCAGGCGCAACAAACTCAAGTGTGTTTGGAAGTACACCATTAGGTGTTGCATACAACGGAAGTAGATGGGTGGCGACCGCTCAAAAAGGTGGTGGTAACACAAATACAATAGCATATTCTGACGATGGTATAACATGGTCAGGCGCAACAAATAGTTGGACAATATTTTCAAGTATATGTTACAATGTTGCTTGGGGAGGGGATAAATGGGTTGCGGTTGGTACGGGAGCTAACAGAATAGCATATTCATATGATGGTATAACATGGACAGGATCAACAAGTGGAAATAGTAGAATTACAAATACAGGTCAAGGTATTGCATATAATGGTTCACAATGGGTTGCCGCTGGACAAGGAACAAACTCATTAGCATACTCATCAGATGGTATAACATGGTCGGGAACTACAAACGGAAACACAATATTCTCATTCGCAACATATTGTGTAACGTGGGCTGGTACTAAATGGGTTGCCGGTGGTGTAGGAGGACCAAATCAATTGGCAACATCAACCGATGGTTTAACTTGGTCAGCAACAACAAATGGTAATACCATTATGAATAATAGAGTTCAGGCATTGGCTGCAAAATATTAACAATAAATAAAAACATTCAAGGAGACCAAAAAAAGGTCTCCTTTTTTATTTATTAAATGTATTTATAATAAGACCTACATAGGTCGTTAATCGTGATATATATCACAAGGATTTAGAACACATATATATGAGTCAAATAGTAAAACTACGCAGAAGTTCCACTGGTGGGAATAGGCCTACCAACTCCCAATTACAATTAGGGGAATTAGCAATAAACACAACCGACGGTAAATTATATTTTGCCAAATCAGGATCATTATCGGCCTCAATAGAGGAAGTTTTAACTACAAATACTCAAAACACAGGTTCATTAAATCTTAGTGGAAGTTTCAATTTACTTGGAACAGAAAATATTACGGGTTCATTAAATGTTACAGGTTCATTAAAAGTTTTAGGTAACACATCATTAACATCATTAGTCGTTTCAGGTTCTGACCCTGTTGCAAATGTTCAAGCATTTGTTCCTGATAATACAATTTACAATAATGCAAGTTTCAACACTCCCGATAGAGTTGCTTCAGGTATTCGTTTTAATTGGAACAATGAAAACTGGACGATAGGTGCTGCGAGAGGTGCAACAACCGATGTTGATGGTTTAGTTTTCAGTAGAAATGGTGTTAGACAAATGTTACTTGACGAAAGTAACAATTTAGTTCTCTCAGGTTCAATTAATTTAACGGGTTCATTTAATATAAACGGAACCGAATATACCTCAACTACAAGTGGTACATCAGGAAGTAACGGAACAAACGGTTCATCGGGTTCCAGTGGAAGTAATGGTACAAATGGATCTTCAGGTAGTTCAGGTTCTAATGGTACAAATGGTAGTTCAGGAACATCAGGTTCTAATGGTACAAATGGTTCTTCAGGAACTAGTGGTAGTAATGGTACGAACGGAAGTTCAGGAAGTTCGGGTTTAACGGGTGCAAATGGTACATCTGGAACTAGTGGTTCTAACGGAACAAATGGTTCTTCAG